GAAATTTCTTTATTTCGCAGAGTAAATATTGAGGGTCGTCCCTTGCAAGTTTCCATATATCAACGATGTCTTTGTTAAGGTCATTGATTATCCATTTTTTAGGCAACAAATGCAAAAATACTGCCCCAGCACCCACAAAAGGTTCTATATAAGTGTTGTATTTTTCCGGGACAAGTGGTATTATGTGTTTTAAGTGCGCACTTTTATTACCTGGTCTTCTTATAAAAGTCTTCATATATATTACATATACCATACAAAATAATTTCCTAAAAACTCAACGGTTATTTGCGTTTTACGCAGTTGAATGCCTCTTTCATTATTTCTTTAAGAACATTTACGCTCATTGTATTTCCTATTTGTTTCATTATTTGAGTAGTAGATACACATATATTAAATTTTCTTGGAAATCCGTTCAAAAAACCCTGATAATTCCTATATACCACTTCTGGTTTTATAAACCAGCGTCATGCTGGCACTCGGAGAAGTGAATATCTGGTTCCGTAACCGCCAATGAACGAAGACGGTGAAAGGCAACTTTACATAGATAAAATCCCTTTCATTAATATATTTTTTGCAGCGTTGATATCCCTATCAACTAAAGAATTGCAACTTTTACATTCGTAAATTCTATTTTCCATTTTCTGAACATTGCCGCAATTAGAACAGGTCATTGAAGTATACATTTCATTTACAAGGATGACCTTCTTGCCTCTGGTTTTGGCCTTGTATATTAAACGTTGCTTCAGGATGTAGAATTTCAAATCATTGAATTCCTGGTTTAGACTGCGATTTTTTCCATCTTTGACGATATCGTGGCTCTTGATATCTCCGAAAAAAACTACATCATTATCATCTAATAAATATTTTATCAGACTCCAATGTAGACGATTGGTATAGTCTATTTTCTTTTTTTCTATCTTGTTAATTTGTTTTTTACGAATGCACATATTCTTCAGTAAGATTATTTTCTGATTATATCGCTTTAACAATTCTCTGTTATGTGTATACTCTACTGCTTCAGTTTTCCCGAAGGTGGTTGATATCTTCACGATGCCTGGATCTACGCCACAATAAACAGGGTCATTTATGTCAAGTTGTGGTATCTGGATAGCTACAGGTATCAAAATCCAATAACTATTCTTCTGATGGACAAAATCGCAATTATTACTTATTTTAACATTGTTTAATTTCTTTGACATCTTCTTGCTGACTTTCAGCGTTGGATGACCTTTGAAGGAAGGTAAATGAATGTTTTTATTTTTTATACTTAACTGGGCTGCAGAAAGTTCCATGCATTTTCTGGGGTCTTTGGATTTCATATAATCTATATTATAAGATTTTATATTACCTGCTTTTAGATTTGCACCTGCAGTCTTATAGGAGTTGCATACCTTTTTAACTGCGTTGGTACGAAGGTCTTTATGAAATTCCATTTCCCATTCAGATACTGCCGTGTTTCTACTTAGGGTAGTTGTTTTTAGATCTTGTTTTTCGATGATTTTGTAATTTGATATTATTTCTTCATGGTCTGATATTCTTGATTTTGCATCGTGTTTCCAGGAAGTTATTTCGTCTATATAAGCAGAAAACTTTCTGCTTCCATGATGGAGGTAGTAGGTCTCTGGAGTTTTCAAGTAATCGCATAAAAGTTCTTTTTCAGTCTCCATTAAATCATCCATGTGTATTTTCTTCATTAATAAGTTTTTTTCTTGATTTATGTTTTTTAATATTTCCTTCAGGATAATGTACTGATTGCTTATTCTTATTTTATGGTCCCTCGATGTACTGCTATTTAATTTTGTATTCGCAGTCACCAGCATATTCCTTAGGTCTTTCCAATGAGGAGGGTTCCCGTGCTTTTTAATTTGCTCGAGCGTCTTGTTATGCACGTACCTAAAACAACCAGAATGTTCTCTATATAGTTGCTTCTGTCTCTTTGAAAGTTGAACCTTCACTGCAAGTGTCTTGAATTTCACTGGGTTTTTTGTATTTTCTTTTTCCCATTTGTCTACAACTGAAGATGTGCACAATGGATAGGAGGTCATCGGCGAGTTCTTGTTCTGAAGATTTATTTTCAGAGACGTCAAGCAAGGTAATTTTTCCACCTGCTTTGTTGACAATGCTTTCGATGAGGTCATAGCCAAATCGACTGAGCCTGTCTCTGTGGGAGATAACAATTTCCCCGATAGTTCCTCGTATACAGGCGTCCAAAATGGTTTGTATTCCTTTTCTCTTGAAATTAATTCCTGAACCAACGTCTTGAATAAGATGATAGTCAATGTATTCAGGTCTTCGGATGTAATTAACCTGTCTAGAAAGGTCGTCCAATTGCTTTTTAGAGGAGACTCGAGTATAAAGGTAATTGATTCTGGGTTTGTTTCCATCAACTGTATTTTTTCCACACAGATGCTGAAGACTTGCTCGACTAAACTTTCTGTGTCCTGAAGGTGTTTTATAGCATGTAATTTCCTGTGTATCAGCCATTTTTCTAATGGTTTGGATTCCAATCCCTGTAAATGCTGAAGCCTCTCCAGCACTGAGATATTCTTTTTCTTTACCATTGGCCATGTATTATAATATATATTGTTTTATTTCTTTAGATTGTAGTTTTACTATAATCTAAAGGGTTTTATAATGAAAAGGTGGAACTGCTAATGAAAAGGATTGACAAGGAAAACCACAGATGTATAAATCTAAATGAGGCAATGACTTGTTATTTCTCGATAAAATATCATCGAAAAACATTTCTGGCTTAGGATGGTTTGCCTCTGATGTTTCCCGTGCGTATTTATTATTATCACAATACCAAAGCTGCTTAAATGATACACCTAATTGCTTAAGTGCCTCAATGGGTGCATCAATCCCACTACAGTCTGTAGCAACAGTTATCATCTCTGCTATCATATAAGATAATAATTTCGGTAAAAAAAACCCACCCCTTCCTGATTTTAACTTTAAAATACAAAACAGAATAACAGTATAACAGAATGCTTTGCTTCCCATATTTAATGGATATATCAATGTTTGTTAATAGAATTTTCATAAATAATACTTTACCTGGGCAGAACAACAGCATTCAATTCTCGACCATGAGAGAAGATATTCTATATGGTTCGTTTAGAGTTTCTATGGGAACTTTTGAACCGTTCAAGTTCTATTTGAATAATACTGACATATCTTTCAGTGGAAATTACACAGGACCCGAATATAAAGAGTATAGGATTGACTGGGTCGAGGATAAAGTGATTTTTTTCTTAGATAGAGGATATCTCGCATCATACAAGGCAGGTATAAATACACCAGGTCAAGTTGTCATAGAGGGTAATGTAGATATAGAATATGTTGACATGTATTTTAATTCTACTCAAGCAGAATTGGATATTAATACATCAAGCAATAGACCTAATAATAATGGAGATAATTGGGCTGCTTTTACCTCGTACCAAATCGGGGATAGAGTAATTTATAATGGAGAAAGATACACATGTATAGTTGAGCATACATCTGGGTTTGATTTTGAACTAAATAATTGGTCATTGGATGAAGAAACGATTACAACCGAACCAGAATACAGTCAAAATACTGGTTCTACGCCGTGGTATGTAAAGTATATGTCTGTGCTTGTTACTGCTGGAACACTTGCCTTTGTAACAGCAGCGGGCGCAACAGGGTACGTGGCCTTTAAAAGAAGAAATCCTCCCTCTTCCTCGCCCTCGGATGCAGATTATACACCAGAATCTACTCCATCTCCCCTGGACCCACCCATCTCTGACCCTGTACAAATACCAGCCTCCAGACATCAAAGGCGTGGTGCTATAATTAACCTTGAAGATTTGTATAACGATACTCAAACGAGCCATCCTATATCATCAAGACGACCATAGATTAAAAAAATTCAAGTAAATTCAAGTAAAATGTTTGAGTTTTTTTTATAGTGTAGTATTAATGCCAAAGGTGAATATCAATTCAAGGGATAATTTCGGCTCAATTTACGGGGTTGTGAGCAGATTTGCAGATCTTGTATCTCAACCTGTAAATCCAAATTCAGATGTAATTTTTAATAGACTTACACTGAGAGATTCTCTGATAGTGGATGGAGATTTTACTGTAAATGGAGCAACTACCATCATAGCAACCGACATAGTAGAGATAAATGATAATATTATAGAAATCAACGCAGGAGAAGTAGGGTCCGGGGTTTCTGGAAATTTGAGCGGAATTCAAGTGAATAGAGGCAGTGCCCTTGATTATCAATTTGTATTTGAAGAAGCAACTGATACCTTTAAAATTGGACAGATATCTGATCTCCAGACCGTAGCAACTCGGGAGGATATTCCTCTTTCAAATGGTATTATGATTTTCAATAACAACACATTGCTTCTTCAAGCAACGAATTCAATCCCAAACGATACAACATTCAATTCGAATAATTCAGTCAGTTCTATTACTGGGGCAGTTAGAATACAAGGAGGAATTGGCGTAGAAAAAGATATGTTTATTGACGGAAAAATTTACTTCAAGGGTATCGGGTATGGTAATCATATTTCCGGGAATGCTTCAAATGACCTTGTATTGAGGGCAGACAACGACTTGAACATTGACCTATCTACTGGCAAGAATATCAATATCCCATCCAATGTGAAAACTGTATATGGGGCTAATTCTTTTATTGAAAATAACACTACAGATTTGCTTCTTTCATCTGGTAATAATGTAAATATTAATTCAAATTCATTGGTTTTGATTGATGGTACAGACCTTTCGTTTCAAACGGGAAGTGTTTTATACACTAATCTGGATTTTACTGGTACAAGTCTTTCTTTAAATTCAAGGGTATCTGTAATCAATTCAACAGCAAGTACATCGGCAAGTACAGGAGCACTTGTTGTTTCGGGTGGTGTCGGTATCTCAGGTTCCCAGGAATCTGTTTCAATATCCAATGGAGGTGCTTTAACCGTTGCTGGTGGTGCTTCTGTAGCCAAGAAATTATATGTCGGCGGCGCAGCACAATTAGAATCCGATCTAGATGTACTTGAGAATTCTAAATTTTATAAAAAAGTTAATTTGGGTTTATCTTCCAATTCAGGAGGATTAACAGATCCTCTTTGCTTGCATATCCAGGACTTTTCATACACTGACGATGTTTCTTCTGGTACCGTTTTTCAGGCAAATTCCAATGTATTTGGCCAGACAACTTTATCAGCATCAAGTTCTATTGATGTTAATACTTCATCAACTGTGTATATAAAAGGTCCCCCAATTGCAGGTGCTAATACTGTTTTAACAGATGCCTTTAGTTTAAATGTAAATTCTGGAAAATCTATATTTGGCGGGGATGTTTTGATCACATCAACTGGAAACGATGCTCTGGTTATTTCTGGAGGAGGTACCATAGACAAAAATCTACAGGTATTTGGAAACCTTTCAGTTGGCTCGGATTTGGATGGAATTGCTGGGGATACCGGTAAAATTCTAAATATTCCATCATCAAATATAAACGATACTGGCTCAGGTGTTTCCGCTGAAATGTTTTTCAATAGAATAGCAGCAGGAACTCTTTCATCCGATAGCAGTATAACAACTACAAATGCCGCCACCCTTGTTATAGATGGAAGTCCAGTCGCAGAGACAAATCAAACAATCACCAATGGATATGCTCTATGGGTAAAGAGTGGTATGACAAAGACAAATCTATTATCATCAGACGAATTCGTTTCGGGTGATATTTTAACAACTTCTCTAACGGCAGAGGGAACAACTACCTTGTCAATTTTGAAAAGTGATACAACAAGCACAAACAAACTTTTGGTAGGGTCAATCACTGAAGAAATGGAATTTGTATCGCAAGAAACCCTTGGGGCTACGCTGGTAAGCGAGGCAAATTCTCCTGAAAAAATATTTTCAGGCTTCAAGACACCTACTATCAACTCTGTTTCTTCATTTACTACCGTGGATTCCGCCACATTATACGTGGAAGGCAGTCCAGTTTCCTCTGGTAATCACTCTATAACAAATAGTTATAGTTTGTTGATAAATTCTGGAGACAGTAAAATAAATGGTAAAGTTTTTATAACTGATACTACTCAATCCACCAATCCTACCAACGGTGCTCTTGTAGTATCGGGTGGGGTAGGTATCTCTGGTAATCTTTTCTCTGAAAACTTTGATTCAAATGGTGCCACCACGTTAAAGCAGACTACCATAAACACAACTCAAGGGGCACTCTCCGTTTCAGGTACAAATGGGGTGGATATTGATGTAGCAAGCAGCAGCAACATAACAGTTTCAAACGGAACCCTTTCTTTGCTTGCTGAAAGTGGTCCTGTCATCATTGACGGTAGTACGGGTATAACAATAGATACTTTAAACGCAGTAGTTATAAATTCCAATGCTAATAGTTCATTCAATTCGGGAAGTGGAAATTTAACTTTATCAGGAGCAAATTTTACAGTGAATAATACCGGGGCTTTTGCAGCAAATTCGCAGGGAAAGATTGACATAAATACTACATCCGTTCAAGGAATTTCTATAGGAACAGCGAATTCTGGAATACCTGTAGTTATAGGAAATACAGTAAGTGAAACTACCATCGGGAACAATTTGACCGTATCGGGTAATTTTGTAGTCCAGGGAGAAACTACTACGTTGAATTCAAGTTTAATCACTACCCAAAATAATTCCATCGTTGTAAATTCTATGCCTGCTGGATTGTCTGATGGAGGATTATTGGTTAGAAGATATCAAATCCCAAATAATGCAAATCTCGGGCAAGTGGTCCAAGATACTCGATTCGAGACTGATACATTTGCATCAAATTCATCAGTGGATTCTATTTATCTCGGTGCAAGTGCGCTATCAGTCAATGACCATTACATCGGGTGGTGGATAAAAATAACGTCTGGTGCAGGCTCAGGGCAGGTAAGAAGAATTAAATCATATGCTTCTATAGGAAAAGAAGCAGTAATTTACTCTACTTCTGATAATACAAGTACATTTGAAGACGGTCTTGATTTAACTACTCAGGTTCTTTCAGGAGCCTCTTACAACCTGTACCCTGGAACATATTCTGCTATGTTTTATAACGATACAGACGACGAATGGGTCATTGGACGTGTTCCTTTTAATGAAAATTCGGGTAGATTTCCACTACAGGATTACGTCCCTTTACACGTCCAATCATTAAATCTTGAGGAAGGTATAGTGTATTCTGGAGAAACTATAGGGAATGGAACACTAATACTTGATAATACAGGTGAAAAGACACTATTGGTTAGGAAGGAAGACGACGGCGGAGATGTGTTTTATATTGATACACAGGATGCTTCAATGGTACTGTCAAGTCCATCTAAAGTACTGGATACTGGACCAATCATGTACTTTAATGCGCACAACAATATAGATGTTGATGTGAATTATTCCGAAATAAGAACAAACATTGAAAACAATATTTCAGGGTCCCTAAGGTCTTCTATGGACTTTAACCTGGTACAGGGCGCCACCATACAGAATTATCTTACGCTTGATAGCAATACTGGAATTTCTATTTTTAGAAGTAGATTAAATGTATTAGACACGACAGCAAGTACCTCAATAAGTACAGGTTCTTTCACGGTTGCTGGAGGTGTTGGTATTGCTGGGGCTTTATTCGCGGCTGGTTTAACCCGTCTTACAAACACCACAGCAAGTACCTCAACGACTACAGGAGCACTGGTAGTTTCAGGAGGCGTTGGGATTGCTGGTGCTTTATTTGCGGCTGGTATAACCCGTCTTACAAACACGACAGCAAGTACCTCAATAAGTACAGGGGCTTTAGTAGTTTCTGGAGGTGTTGGGATTGCCGGGGCTTTATTTGCGGCTGGTTTAACCCGTCTTACAAACACGACTGAAAGCACTTCAAGTACCACAGGAGCATTGGTAGTTTCAGGAGGTGTTGGTGTCGCTGGAAATATCAGTCTTTCAACATCTTCTACTGTATTATTCCCAGCATCTGGCCTAGGTATCCCTACTTTAACTAATAGAAGCGCAGGCACAAAGATGGTACTATATCCTGATGTATCGGCCACGAGAGTTGATTTCGCTATAGGTGTATCAAGTGATTCCCAATGGTATTCCGTTGGGAATTCAACGCATTCACATCGGTTTTACCACGGAACAACCAACACAATGTCCTTGACTGGGGCAAGTTTAGAACTAAACTATGCCACTTCAAGTATTTCAACCACTACAGGGGCCTTGAAAGTTGCAGGGGGTATCGGGGTAGGTGGCTCTGTCCATAGCAACGGTGTATATACAAATAATATAGGTATTGGTACGACCAGTACTACACATAAAATAACCTTTAATGGGGATTCCAGCATAGGATTATCTACAGATTCTCAAACATTGACCATCACAGGAGGAAACACATCGGGTTCTTTTATAGAATTTAATGGAAGTTCTTCTTCTTCTCCAAGTGATTTGAACCTTGCTGCTGGTCCATCAGGGGATATTGATTTCACGAGTTCATCATTGGTGAGGATGTCCGTCAATGCCAACGGACAGATAAATATCACCACGACGACAGATGCTACTGATAGTTCTTCTGGAAGTTTTACTACACTCGGGGGTGCAAGTGTCGGTAAAAAACTATATATCGGAACAGATTTGCACGTGATTGGTTCAAGTAATCTTGGAGAAGTTTCTACTGGAACTTGGAACGCAACTGTTATATCTGTTGTATATGGAGGTACTGGTGCTTCTACTTTCAATGCTAATTCATTGCTTTTAGGAAATGGAACAGGTGCAGTTTCTTCGCCTTCAAATTTAACATTTGTTTCAAATGCTTTAATTACCCCTCAACTAACAACTACCGACACTGCACAAGCAACGAGCAGCACCGTCGGTCCCGTTAAATTGGTAGGAGGTATCTCGGTTGCTAAGAATGCATTTATAGGTACAGATCTATTCACGGGTGGAAATTTAGGAGTTGGTACATCTACCAATGTTAATAGCGAACTTACATTGATAAAAAATTCAGTTATTGGTTTAAATACTCTGGGAGGAGTTGATGACGGAACACTCTCAATCACTGGGGGTGGTGCTGCTAACGCATCAAGAGGTGGAGTTATTACTTTGCACGGTGAAGATTCCGCTGGACAAGGTAATATTGATTTCTTATCTGGTGCTACTGCAGGTACAATAAATTTAAACACTGCAGGCACGGCACGTCTTCAGATAACTCATGGAGGGGTTGTTTCTGTATTAACAAGCACCCCTTCTACAAGCAATTCCACTGGTGCTATTGTTTCAGAGGGTGGTATAGGCATTATAAATACAATAAATAGTTCAAGTTCTACGAACGGAGGAAGTTTTACTTCCGCAGGTGGAATTGCCGTGGCAAAGGACGCATATATAGGGGGTGATTTGTATGTTTCGGGGAATATTGTAGGAAGTTCTACAGTAGCAACGCCTACGATTGCTGTTTCTGATTTGGTAAATATGAGTTCGGCTACATTGACCAAAATAAAAGTAATCAACAACAATGAAGAAAAAACCCTCAGTTTCATAGGTACAATTGTTCCTACTGTTGCGTCTTTGTTGTGCTCTTTTGAATTCGTAGTTCCTTCAGCGTCTTCATTCACTACCCCTGTTGATATTGTACCAAGTGTCCAGGGCTTTACCGACGACTATTCCAAAATTGAAAATATAGTTTGCTACAGTGTTTCTTCATCAAGCAGAGCAAAGGTTTCATTCACTTCGTATAACTTGCAAGAACACGTGCTACAATTTATCATCAGATACAATTAAATAAGTTGAAAAATATTTTTCTAAAAATATAGCATATGGATGAAAAAGCAATAATAAAAATACAGTCTATTTTTAGAATGTATCTGGCAAAAAAAAATAATATATTTTATACTTTAAGAAATACAAAAGTAAAAGAAAATTTTGAAAAAGAACTAAAGGGATATCATATTACGAATAGCACTGCTTTAAAAGAAGCATCATGGGAAATAGTAAATTGTAATATAGTTGAAGAATATGTAAATATCACTGATGCTTCTAATGGGAATCATTTATCCGGGAAAGATAATAAATTTAATAATTGGAATATATCTAATAAAACTTGCAAGATTAAAAAAGGAATGGTCTCGTTATCTTCATATCGCCTTACAGGGGTATGTTCTATAAAAGATCATGGAATAACAAAAACAATAACTGCTGAAATCAAAAGAAGAGACGCTTCCTTTGATTATTATTCTATATTACTTCGTGAAGAATATCAAAATTATATAGAATATAGATGGTACATTGTACCAAAAGATTATTTTATTTTTAAAATAAATCCAAGTGATTTGACTCCAAAACATGGAAAAAAAGGGGTTGTCGGGTGGAAATCTGATTATGCTTCTATAACGTTTTCCATGTCTTCTCAGCTTTGGTTTAATTTTAAAATAGATCTTATAAACAAGTATTTGATACATAAAGTAGTTGTTTATAACGGCGCTAAAAAAATAAAATATTCTGAAATATATGATCATTTGTCATCATCTAAAAGTCTTTTATTACATAATTCAATATAATCGTTATTAATTTCAAAAGCGATAAAATCAACACCTTGTCTTTTTGCAGCGACGCATTCACTGCCTGAACCTGCAAATGGAACAACTACGACGGTATCTTTTTCATTTCTGGCCGCTTTAATTAATTTTTCACATAATTCAAGTGGCTTTTGTGTCGGGTGATTTACTCTTTCTTTTTTACCAGCACCGCCAGCAAGTGCTGAAATTTTTATAACATCCCTCGGGAGTGCTCCGTTTTCGTGTGCTTTATAAACTGTTTCTGTTTTACCATCGCTAAAACGTCCTTTCGTTGCTTTTCTAATCTTTCCAACAGAGTTTTTTAAAAAGGAATCAGAATATGGTTCTCTGATTTCGTCCCTGTTGAAAACAGGTTTTTCTTTATAGCAGCATAGAATACTTTCATGTGTTCTTTGCCAAAAATTTAGACTAGGACATACTTTATTAGTATAGTGCCATATTAGCCATCTAACTTTAATGGAAATTCTGACTCTTATGAACGATAAAATTTCGCTAAATCCATAGATATATAGAGTTCCATTTGGTTTCAAAATACGAATACACTGGGATATCCAATCGTCGCACCATTCAAGATATTTACTCATTTCTTGTTTATCGCTATCATTTCCAAAATCTTTTCCAATATTGTATGGTGGATCACATATTATTATATCCACGCTATTGTCTTTTAATTTTTTCATTCCAGATATACAATCTTCATTGTATATCTTGTTCAGTTCTGTCGTCATTATATAATAGTATTTTTAGTTTTAAATATGTCCTATCCAGGGCTCCATGAGGTCAGTGATGAATTCTTTATCATGTACATCGTTGTATTCAATCACCATTTCTTCCAGTAGTTCTTCCTGTGTAATTTCTGGATTTTTATTTCTAAGGTGCGAGCATTTTCCAAGTATCTCTCTATTGATTGTATCTTTGCTTTTTGGAAAATTTTCAGGGGTTTCTATATACGATGAGCTGACTATCCTCGTAGCCACGCCTGAAGGACAGTAGATGTCATTGTCCTTTTTACAGTCTTTTAATTCGTTGATGATTTGAGCCTGTACGGATTGGTTCCCATTCTTCCAGGTTTTTTCAAGTATCTCCATCTCAGTATCTCCTTCAAAATTAACTAGTTTTGCGTTTCTTTTCTTGATTTTATGAATAACATCAGCAACTTCCTTTTCATTATTGCAAAATGCAAGAATATCTCTGGTGATAGAGTCAGAGTCTGAATAGTCTGTTTTCAAGGATTTGTACTTGTTTTTAACGTTATTTTGGATGACGGTATCATGTACATTTTGAGAATCCACGGACACTCTCTGGTTCAAGTAATCTCTCACTACATAATTATCCACGTAATATTCATTTAGTTCTGGTTCTATCTGTGTATCTTGTATTTTTTCAAGGGAAACAGTGAAAGGCGTGTAATACTTCATTCTATTTTTATATTCTCCTTCAATGTCTTTGTAATACTGAACGTCGGATTGATCAACGAGGTATTTTTCATCTACTTTGTATTGTCCGACCAGTTTTTCTATTTTCATAGGGGTTTTAAAATAGAAATATGAGCCAATCACCACCAAGGCAATCACAGCCAATATGATAATTACGTAGTTAAAGTTGACCTTCTTCATATATAAACCAACTAAAAAAATATATAATTAAAAATTTTTTTATGTATTTATGTTATAATGTATGAAAAAAATACAAAACCTGTATCAAAAATAGATACAAGTAAAAAAAATTTTATTCCATATGCTAGGATAGAAATATCTTACAATCAAGACAGTAGAGTTCCATGCCTGGATGGATCAGACTCAAAAATAAAAGAAGCCAGTGCAGTTGTCGTCAAGAAACAAGAAAAGGCAGTAGTCGTCAAGAAAAAAGAAAAGGCAGTAGTCGTCAAGAAAAAAGAAGAAAAATCTTCGGATGATGTAATACACTGTATTCAACAATGTATGAAAAATTATGATAGAAAAACCAGTAAAAAATTAAAAGTTTCAAAGAAAATTTCCAAGAAAGTTTCAAAGCCTCCAGCCAAGGCTTTGGTTCCAAAAAAACCCACACAGGTAGCAAAAAAGACGTCAAAGCCTCCTAGCCTTCCAGTCAAGGCTTTGATACCAAAAAAATCCACACAGGTAGCAAAAAAGACGTCAAAGCCTCCTAGCCTTTCAGTAAAGGCTTTGAAACCAAAAAAATCCACGCAGGTAGCAAAAAAGACGTCAATACCCCCTAACCTTTCAGTGAAGGCTTTGAAACCAAAAAAATCCACGCAGGTAGCAAAAAAGACGTCAATACCCCCTAACCTTTCAGTGAAGGCTTTGAAACCAAAAAAATCCACGCAGGTAGCAAAAAAGATGTCAATACCCCCTAACCTTTCAGTGAAGGCTTTGAAACCAAAAAAATCTACAAAGACAACAAGCACTGGACCAGGTCCTATGAGAACCTTAATTGAAGATCCTATCCTGGAAACAATTCCAAAACGTAGAAGAGGACCTGCCAGGAACATTGAAAAGACTTTTGAGGAAATGCTGGTAGAAAGTCTAGGGCCTGTAGAGGTCCCGAAGAATATTTTGGCCGAAGAACCTATCCTGGAAACAATTCCAAAACGCAGAAGAGGACCTGACAGAAGCCCAGAGAAGACCTTGGTAGAGGAAAAAGAAAATATAGGAGAACTCCTTGGAAGAGGAACTACTAGAATTCCGGCAAAGGACTTATCAGGAGGGAAAGACATCCTGGAAACAATTCCAAAACGCAGACGAGGGCCTGACAGAAGCCCAGAGAAGACCTTGACAGAGGAAAAAGAAAATATAAAGGAACTCCTTAGAAGAGGAACTACTAGAACCCCAGAGAAGTTATCAAGAGGGAAAGACATCCTGGAAGCACTTCCCAGACGAAGACCTGATAGAACCCCAGAGAAGGACTTATCAAGAGGGAAAGACATCCTGGAAGCACTTCCCAGACGAAGACCTGATAGAACCCCGCCGAAAAACTTAGTGTCAGAAACAGTCCCAACACCCAGAAGAAGACCTGATAGAGTACCAGAGAAGACTTTGGCCGAAGAAAAGGCAATGATGGCTGAAATCCTCAGAAGAAGGCCTGATAGAACTTTCGCGGAACAAAAAGCAATGATGATGGAAAATGCCAGACAAGGTCCTATGATATTTCCATCTAAGCCCTTAATGGAACAAAAAGTAATGCAAAGGGAAATGCAAAGGGAAATTCCCAGAGAAGGTCCTATGAGAATCCCAATTAAACCCCCTATGGAACAAAAAGTAATTCCAAGGGAAATTCCTAGAGAAGGTCCTATGAGAATTCCAATGAAGACATTGGCTGAAGAAAAGGCAATGCTGATGGAAAATGCCAGGGAAGGTCCTCCGAGATTTGTTCAATTTAACGAGTATAATTCTCCATTTAAAAATGAAAAACCAGTAGAAAAACCAGTGCAAAAATTACCTGATCCTGTTAAAATTGACGCTAAATCCAAGGAAAATGAAAAAATTTCAGTAAAAGGACCTTCTAGAATCCCCCAGGCAATTCCTGTTAAAAAAGGAAAGATAGCAGAAACACAGACATCAAAAAAACCAACAAAAAAACAGGCCGATGCAGAAACGCAGATGTCGCCAAAGCCATCAGAGTCATCAAAACCAAAAAAAGCCCCTGTCAATAAAGTTTCCTTGCCTAAATCTGTTGGAGCAAAGATGGTCGAGGTCTCTCCGATCAAGGAAGCAAGACTTTCAGTAAAGAAACCAATGAAGTTGGATGAAGTATCAGGTAAAGACCTGTATAAAGAGGCCGAGAAACTCGGCGATACAATGGCTAAACTTGTTCCAAAAAAAGCCCCTGTCAATAAAGTTTCCTTGCCTAAATCTATTGGAGCAAAGATGGTCGAGGTCTCTCCGATCAAGGAAGCAAGACTTTCAGTAAAGAAACCAATGAAGTTGGATGAAGTATCAGGTAAAGACCTGTATAAAGAGGCCGAGAAACTCGGCGATACAATGGCTAAACTTGTTCCAAAAAAAGCCCCTGTCAATAAAGTTTCCTTACCTAAATCTGTTGGAGCAAAGATGGTCGAGGTCTCTCCGATCAAGGAAGCAAGACTTTCAGTAAAGAAACCAATGAAGTTGGATGAAGTATCAGGTAAAGACCTGTATAAAGAGGCTGAGAAACTCGGCGATATAATGGCTAAACTTGTTCCAAAAAAAGCCCCTGTCAAGAAAGTTTCCTTGCCTAAATCCGTTGGAGCAAAGATGGTCGAGGTCTCTCCGATCAAGGAAGCAAGACTTTCAGTAAAGAAACCAATGAAGTTGGATGAAGTATCAGGTAAAGACCTGTATAAAGAGGCTGAGAAACTCGGTGATACAATGGCTAAACTTGTTCCAAAAAAAGCCCCTGTCAATAAAGTTTCCTTGCCTAAATCTGTTGGAGCAAAGATGGTCGAGGTCTCTCCGATCAAGGAAGCAAGACTTTCAGTAAAGAAACCAATGAAGTTGGATGAAGTATCAGGTAAAGACCTGTATAAAGAGGCTGAGAAACTCGGCGATATAATGGCTAAACTTGTTCCAAAAAAAGCCCCTGTCAAGAAAGTTTCCTTGCCTAAATCCGTTGGAGCAAAGATGGTCGAGGTCTCTCCGATCAAGGAAGCAAGACTTTCAGTAAAGAAACCAATGAAGTTGGATGAAGTATCAGGTAAAGACCTGTATAAAGAGGCTGAGAAACTCGGTGATACAATGGCTAAACTTGTTCCAAAAAAAGCCCCTGTCAATAAAGTTTCCTTGCCTAAATCTGTTGGAGCAAAGATGGTCGAGGTCTCTCCGATCAAGGAAGCAAGACTTTCAGTAAAGAAACCAATGAAGTTGGATGAAGTATCAGGTAAAGACCTGTATAAAGAGGCTGAGAAACTCGGCGATATAATGGCTAAACTTGTTCCAAAAAAAGCCCCTGTCAATAACCCCCCTCAAACAGATAAAGACTCTGATAAAAAAATTAAAATTCTTAATGAGACGATGAATAAACTTGGTCTATCGAATGTCTCAGTAAGGGTAGCAGCACCAGTAAAGGCAAGGTCGCAGATCCCAATCCCAGTAAGAACAGCAACCAAATTACCAACCAAAGCAGCAACCAAATTACCAACCAAAGCAGCAACACCGACCAAATTACCGACCAAATTACCAACCAAATTACCAACCAAAGCACCAACCAAAGCACCAACCAAAGCACCAACCAAAGCACCAACAAGGGTACCAAACAAAGCAGCAGCACCAGCCAGTACAAATATGTCTTTACGCACTATACAGGCAAAAACAATCCCAGTATCAATCAGACCTTCGTTTGCTGGGAAAAATGCAAGACCAGCCTGGCGATAACTTTAAAATATAAATACGATATTACAAATGACTGAAAATATAAAGAAAACTTTATATGGTGAAAAAAACGGTGGATTGTTAAAAACTCTGGTTTCTAAAAGAATAATGAAAACCATAGGCGTTGATATAAATGAAAACGAAGATTTCTTGAGTATCCTAGGACAGGTTATACAGGGAGTAGTTGAAAAAGAGACTGAAAAGGTAAAGCATCTGGGTGTTTCCGACGCAGTTCTAAAAATTAATAATATTATTATATCAGAGGCTGTTAATTTTCTAATATCTCAAGTGGATAAATCAACTACTTTACCAATTGAACAGCCTCGGCAACAACAACGGCAACAACCTCAACAACAGCAGCAGCCCCCAAGACCTCGACAAAAGGAGATAATATATAATGTAGAATCAAAAAATTTTGAATATTCAAAGGGAAATTTTACGTATAAAACAAATCTGGATGGGATAAGCCATATACAGTTATTGTCTGTTTTTGTAGATAATACAGACTACAATGTATCGGAAACTAAAAATACATTGATGGTGGATCAGCAGGAGATAAAAATAAAACCCGGGAATTATTCACAAGGTAGTTTGCTAACTGCTTTACAGTCTCTTTTACCTGAGGGTGTATCCTTAGATTTTATCAAACCTACTGGGCAATTTGTATTTTCATCAAACGCACCCTGTAAAATTGACTTTACTGTTAAAAATTCTCTATTCAATGTAATGGGATTTCAAAGAAATATATATAAAGTAGAGGATAAATTGACTGGTGATTCTTGTATTTTGAAGAATACTCCTTATATTGATGCTGGTATAATGTTCAAATACCAAGAGGAGACCAAGGAAAATATTGACCTGAGAATTCCCTTGGATGTTGGGAGAGGAGATACAAAATTCTTTTATCCATATATAAGTCAATCCATCAATGATGTTGCTGCTATAGAGCAGATTGTCGTCTCGTTTAGAGATTCCGAAGGCAATGAATTTCAAACAAGAAATAGAGAATTCTATATTTCATTTAAAATTCAAATAAATTTTCTAATGTGATTGTATATGTCTGACGTCCAGAAAAGTATGTTGTTATTTATATTTGCGTGTATTCCAGTGAGACTGTCTTTTGTTTGGATAGCAAAGTATAAACAAGAATGGTTAGACTATATGGCAGTTGTTGCAGCAGCAATTTCTATAGGTTTTTCAATTATTTATATATTCAATTTAAGAAAAACTGGAGGAGAAGTCTTTGGGGATAAAATATGGTGGAACGACCTTCGTCCAGTACACGCAGTACTCTATGTTATATTTGCATATCTTGCAATCATAGACCCTGAAAATGCGTGGAAACCACTCGCAGCAGATGTTTCCCTCGGGATTGTTGCTTTTATTTTGCATAGAGTTTTATTTCTGCTTTAAGTGGTTCTGAACAAGATTTTGTTTTTTTAGTTGAACAAGATGCTCTAAATTGTTCATAGTATTTACATACGCTTTTGAAAGAAGGCGAGGGTACTGTTTTATATGATATTTCACCTCTTTTATATTGTTCAATCAATTTTTTATTTACTTTATCTTTGATCAGATATAGCCAATACATCAAATCATTTCGTTTATTCAAAAATTTACTTATAGGTAGTTCCTTCATATATTTTTTATAAGATTTTCTACAATGCGAACAGGGAATTACATTTCCAATATTTGTGAAAAATGTCTTGTAAAATTTCTTTTTTTCACGATGTTTTTTCTGCTTGAGGTCTATTGAAATTTCATAATTTGCTGCTATCATAAACATACTTTGCCATAAAGACGGGCCAAATGCTCTGGAATTCATTATATATGATATATGTATAAAATTATATGGAATAAACTATTAGAACTTAAAAGAATAATTCCTATATATATAAACAATGTACGCAAAGATTACACTCAAGTCTAAATTCAGCGAAAAACACTTCGTAAGTACCTCAAGTCATTTTGAAAATGAAAATGAAATTATTTATGATTTCGCATCGTGTGTATTAGTTACTGGATTTTCAAAAATGACGATAGATATCCCAGATTATGATTTTTATTATCAGACGGATGGAAAAGACTGCTCATTTTTCATCAATCAAATTAAATTTTATAAAGACATAAAAATTGTAGATTTCCTGCCTCCTCCCAGTACATCAGTCAAAATGAATAGTGATTGAATTCCTTGTAATTATAATATTTTGACTTGTTTTAACAACCTTTTTCTTCTTTGGTGGAGAAGAGGAGCAGGATACCATATCCTTTTTTATCTTATCAATGTTATCATCTACATATAATAATATACGGTTTTCAATAGCCCATCTAAAAAAATTTAATTGTGCTACTGTAGTTTCTATGCTTCTTCCAGGTGAAACTTCTATTGTGAATCTTTTACTTCTTCTAAAGAGGTCAAATTGTTTTTTTGAAAATGACTTTAACTGTCCATTTTTATAAGAATTATAAACATTAAAAGGTCGGTTGTTGATATTATAAGACACATCAAAGCGTTTAGAGTAATTTGATATAAACCATTCTACCAATCTAAGGGAATATTTTGTCTTTTTTTCAAGCACGTCTGCTACTATGTTTAGTTTCTTTTTAGTGAAAAACTCAAGTAATTTTTCTTTTAATAGGCTATCTTTCTTGTTATCTGTGTTCTTTTGCATTGACATAAAATAGTTTTTTATCTCAAAGTATGAATTGGACTATTCCAAAAATATGATTTAAAGAATTAAAAATAATCATATTATAAAATGATTAAGACATTACTCCTTTCACTGCTTGTTATTCCCTCGGTTATCTCTGAGGGATACTTTTGTCCTTATCCTGAATTAGGAGGAACCGTCAATGATATTCTTTATGATTACTATTCTTCTAATGATGGTGGTGCTACCTGGAATAGGCTCGGGCAAACGGGATTCACTTCCCGTACAGAATACTGCGCAGAAAAGGGAGATGCTTCAAAGCATTTTGATGCAGGTGAAGCAAAATGTTCAGACTCTGTAGGCAATTGCTTCTGGGACGAGGATTCTTGCCAGGTAAATCTAGACAGAGCCCCAGATTGTTTGGCTTTGTGCCAGGCTATCCTAAATGGCGAGGGACTACCTTGTCTGGGTGGAACATGTGGAAATCGCGAGGATGTTTATGCAATCTGCGATGAAGCACCACCTCCTGTGTTATGTCGTCCTAGAATTTTACCAGCATCGGTACCAACGCCTACGCCAGTGCCTGAAGTAGTTGTAGTTGAAAACTCGAACCCTGAAGTTTCTAGATACTTCACAAATGGAGCCTGTGCATCTGGAGGCACCTACAGCGTCAATGAATTTGGTGCTAATATTTGTGATTATGCTGGTGGTTCTTGTCCAGTTGAACGATATTTCACGTATCCAGGAGGAGGCACGGGGGTTGAATTTTGTTGTGGAGGAAATTCCGATTGTAATTATGACCCTGTTAAAAATTATTGCCATCCAGATCTAGATAGATGCGTTGATGGTTCTTATTTTGGCTGTAGCGACAAGGCAGGGCCTATTTTTGATAGTTGTTTATAAATATTTCATTCTTTTTACTCAAATAAATATGCGTATTTATTTGATTTTTTTTTCTATTCCTATGGTATAACAAAATGGCAGGAGGATTAATGCAACTTGTAGCCTATGGAGCCCAGGACGTCTATCTTACGGGAAAACCCCAAATTACCTTTTTCAAGGTAGTGTATCGTCGCCACACTAACTTTGCTATGGAATCCATTGAACAGACCTTTAACGGAACTGTTGATTTCAACCGTAAAGTCACCACGACCATCTCCCGAAACGGTGATTTGATCCATAAAATGTACCTTCAAGTTGAGTTGCCTGCTCTTACAGGAGGAACCCAGGCATGGGTCGAAAATGTTGGTCATACTTTGATCAAGGAAGTTGAAATTGAAATCGGTGGTATGCGTATCGATCGTCATTATGGACAATGGCTTCATATCTGGTCAGAATTGACCCTTCAACCAGGAACTGAGGCAACTTACAACAAAATGACTGGTAACACGTCTGCCCTCACCGAGCAAGACACTGACATTCCTGCCACTACATTGTATGTTCCTCTTCAATTTTGGTTCTGTCGTAATGCAGGTCTTGCTCTTCCTTTGATTGCTTTACAGTATCACGAAGTCAAGGTTAATATCGAGTTCCGAACATTCTCTGAATTGGTCATTACCTCTGTTGGCACTACTACACCTGCTTCTTTGACTGCTGCTACTTTGTTTGTTGATTATATCTTCCTTGATACCGAGGAACGTGTTCAATTCGCTCAAATTGCTCATGAATATCTCATTGAACAACTTCAATTCACAGGTGCCGAAGCATTCTCCAGCACAAACATCCGTCAAAAGCTCAACTTCAATCACCCTGTCAAGGAAATTGTCTGGGCTTTTCAATTGGATAGTGTTCTCAACGCTAAGGGCTTCAGTGATTTCTCTAATGCCGGTGCTGATCATTTGATTGATGCTAATTTGCAACTCAATGGACACGAGCGATTTTCTACCCGAAAGGCAGGATACTTCAATCTCGTCCAGCCATACCAACATCACACCCGAGGACCAAGCGTGGGTATCTATACCTATTCTTTCTCTCTAAAGCCTGAGGAGCATCAACCCTCAGGATCTGTCAATATGTCGCGTATTGATAACGCAACTCTCCGAATGACATTGGCTAACTCTGACCCCGTCCGTCTTTATACATATGCTATCAACTACAATGTGTTGCGTATTGTTTCTGGAATGGGTGGTCTTGCTTACAGTTCTTAGTTATGTAGTGATTACTGCGTAGTTTTCATCATAGTTTTATAATTATTTGTATAATATTTATCAAATTATACAAATAAGTAGTTGATTTAAGGGGTCTTGGTCTCTCGCCACGAATGCCGATAAATATTTATCAAATTATACAAATAATTTTACAAGTATTTTTAGAGAAATTTTTTTAATAATGATATTAATGAAAAAAATAGAGTCTCTTTCATTTTCTGGTGGAGCATTGAAGGGTATTTCTTTCTGTGGCGTATTAAAATGGTTAGAGATGAATGATGTAGTCAAGGATGTAAAACATATATCAGGGACGAGTGTAGGTGCAGTATTTGGTCTTTTGATAAATATAGGATATCTTCACAAGGAGGTTAAATCAATTATTTTGAATTTAGATTTTCATAGACTCGAAGACTTTAATCTTGATAATTTCTTTGAGGATTTTGGCGTAGCAGATGGGAAAAAAATAGAAAAATTTATCAAGGCAATGATAAAGAAAAAGGGAATTGACCCAGATATTACCTTTTCAAAACTATACGAGATTACAGGCGTAAAACTATCGTTTCTATGCTGCAAAATAAACGACTGTAGTAAAGTTGTTCTAAATTATGAAAATACACCCGACTTTAAGGTTTCGCTTGCTTGTAAAATATCAACGAGTATCCCCTTGATTTGGAAAAGCAATAAAATAGGTGATGATTACCTCATAGATGGCTGCTTTTCAAGAAATCTTCCTATACAATTGCACGAACCTGAAACAGCCCTTGGTTTCTATCTAATTTCACCTGATAAAAAAGTTGAAATAAACTCATTTGAACAATATATACTTCAAATAAATGCATGTATTCTTAAAAAAGGACAGACACTTGAATTGGAAAATTGCAAGGCCCTGGGGTACGATGTAGTTATCATAACGAATTCAATGAGTATTTTTAACATTGATATTTCAAATTATGAAAAATCAAAGGCAATTGAGGAAGGATATGGTACATGTTTAGAATTCTTTAACAAATTTCAAGATAAGTGCCAATCTTAGGAGCATTCTCGTCGTTGATATCAACGTTCATGGGAACACCGTTGATGTACATTTCATTTCTTAATTTGGCTTCATCATTTCCATACATAGCAAGCAACTTGCTTCTGGTCATGACATTACATGAAACCTTTGAATCTGTGGTAGGGAATAGAATACTAAATTTTTCATAAGTTTCCTGGATTTTTTTTGCTGCTTCTTGCATCGTGATTAATTTTACAAACACAGTCGTCAAGAAACCTTCTGCCATTGATAGAGCAATGTTTTTATTAGAGTCATAAAACACCAATGTTGCAATTATGAAAATAACAAAACTATCTAAAAAGAAATCTTTGATTGCAGGGTTCAAATGAGAAACAACAAGGACAAAGGAAATAGCCGGGACGATCATCAAGGATTTGTTATGCATATAATCAACAACAGAAAAAAATATATAAAAAATAGGTTTAAGATATAAAATAATACAATCTATGGATAGGAAACAACACTTGGTTGATATACTATCCAAAGAATATCAAGAATTCGTTTATAAAAGGTTATTTGAGATACTTGATGCTGAAAACTACACGTCCAATTCAAATGGGATTTTCATAAAGTTAAACGATATAGATGAAAAAAAGATAGAAGAATCCATAGAATTCATAGATTCTATTAATCTTTCATACTCAATTTACAAGAAAAGCGAATGTAATAGAGAGGATAACTTGAAATTGATAAAAAATTCAATTAAAAATACTAAACCTAAAGCAAAATCAAGGAAAAAGACCATCGCGAGGGCTCCTGTGGTCCAGGCTAAAAAAAAAGATATTCCATTAAAGGGTGTCTTTAAAAGAATAGAAGAATGTATGGGAAGAAGGATATGTAGAAAGAATCTTGAATTATCCGATGATTCCGATCAAGAGTCTAATAATTCCGATCAGGAGTCAAAGGCAAAAGACAGCGACGGCGATGATTCCGATCAGGAGTCAAAGGCAAAAGACAGCGATGGCGATGTATCTGATCAAGATTCCAATGAGGATGAAAAAGAAGACCATGAAAAAGACGATGAAAAAGAAGACGATGACGTTTTATTATTTGGAGAAGAAGAAGACTGAAGTAGTACTAAAAGTATTGGATGACTAATATGGCATATACGGAAGTCTTTCAGTAAATACAAGTACTATAAATAAAATGAGCATGACTTTTTGAAGTATGTAATCCATCTTTTAAAAAGGTTATAAAAAAATTATATAAAAATAGAACCGACGATTTTGATAGAGGTCTTTGGGAAAGTGTATTTTTGAGATTTGTTGAATTTTATAGTTAAACGATTTCCCAGTATTTTGCTAATTCTTCCTTTTTTCATATCACCGAAAGAATCAACGAAATCAATCACAGAACCAATATCCACCTGTCCTCGTTCAATTTTCATGATATCTACATTAGCCTGTACTGTATCTACATTCACTACCTTTCCACCTGCGTATATCCCTCTATATACAAATCCACCTAAAGATACTCTTGCGGAACTTCCTGCTTTATATATATTTTTTTTGAGCATTGGCTTCGTTGGTTTTTTGATAATTCCACGACTTTTTTGTTCTGTTCCAGGAAACGGTTTTGTTGATCTTTTAGGGATTCTTGGAGTTTCTGTCTTTTGACGTAATTTTTCCATAGTCAATAAAGTATTTATACGGACAGGGACGCCTTTATTGTTTAAAAATGGTTTAGATACATAGTCCTCGTGATCTATGTATGTGTATTGTTTATTGTCCGCAATACTGCTTTTGCTGCTTTTGCTGCTGAGTTTACTGTTTTTAGTACTGGCTTTGCTGCTTTTACTGCTGCCTCGACTAACAGCAGACTTTGAGGACTTTGTTGAAGACTTTGACGGTGATTTTGATGAATTGGTTGAAGACTTTGATGAACTATCGGGATTCACGTAAACGGAATCTACCATTTCAAAATCATCTTTATTAATGTTCATCTTCTTAAATTTATTCAAAAAGACCTTCTCCTTTGCCTCGTCTATAAGACTTTCTTCGTAATATTTCAAGAGGTCTTTGTTAATTTCTGTGTTAAATATGTAATCTCTAAAATTATTCTTGGATAAATTTTTCCTGATTTTATTCAACGATTTTTCACCTTTCTTTACCATTATAATGATGGTGAAGAAAAAAATATCTATTTAATCTGATCTTTTTGGGTTTGGTTTTGTGTATTTTTACATAGATATTCTACATCCCGCTGCCAGAGACTATACATTGAAGTCGCTACCAGAAGAACAAAAGTTATTGCTAAAATTATAGGAGCGTTATTTACATTAATAATGGTTATTGAATTGAGCTTATCCTTGAATAGGATAGCGGATGTTATAATAATTACAAGAAGAAGTATGGTTTCTATGATCATGATAACTTACATATAGAAAAAAACATTATTAAATATTAATTACAATTCAAGGTCCAAGGTTTCTCTCTTTCGTCGTTTTGGCCTCTCCTTCTTGACAACTTCAACCTCCTCGGGTTCCTCTACTTCTTCGTGCTCCTCTACTTCTTCGTGTTCCTCTACTTCATCGTCGTCGTCGTCAAAAGCATAACCAGCCAGTTGGTTTTCGTTGCGATGAATTTTCACTTGAGCCAATTTCCAAGATACCCCGAATGTCTTATTAACCACCCAGATACCAGTACATTCAATGATAGCCTCGCATTTAGCACCCTTTTGGACAATTTCATCAACATCATCCTCAGTGATGGTAATCTTGGGATAAGAACCATTGACCTTCTCGGCCTGATAAGCATCCACCTTGAAGATTTTACCGTCGTTGTAAATCTTAGCCTTCATTCTCGGGGCATATTTTTCAATACGCTCACCATCCTCGGATTCAGCATACTTGATAAAGGATTTGTAAAACTCAAGAAGAAGGTCCTTGGATTGTTGCTTCTTGAAGAGCTCCTTTGACTTCTCCTCTGCGAAAGAGATGATTTTATCTTCCATTTTTTTTAGTTCTGATAAAATTCCATCGGGAAGATTGGCAAAGGACATCTCAAGAGAGTACTTGATTTCATCGGGCTTGTCTGGATTTTGATATTTAGATACTCCAAAAGGAAGGTTCATCTTTGGCATCTGGAGACGGAGAGGACTTCCATCGTAATTAGCATAGACGGTTTTACCTCCATATTTGTTAATTTTGATTGCATTGGAAAAGTTGATTGAAGATGCTTTGAATTTGTCGGCTTTGATTACTTTTGATGATGTCATACTGTTGTAATATATATAGAGTTTATTTCTTTAACTTCTATGATAAATCAATTATTTTAAAATAAAATAATTTTCAAATACAATGGACGCGGAAAACTTATTTGAGGAGTATTCTGTAAAGTGCTACCGACTCAAGACAAGTCATGAAATGTCTACCAATTATTACATAAGACTAAATAGGATCATGAATATAACAAATATGTCAGTTGTGACGTTAATTGCTATATCAAATAATATTACCACGAGTATAGTATCAAAGCCAGAAGTTGTAGGGACGGTGTATTCTATAGGACTTTATTCCAGTGTATTGATGACTTCTCTACAGCAATTTTTACAATATGAAAAAATTGCTGAAAAACATAAAAATGCATCTGTTAGAAGTCATAATCTATATAATTCTATAAAAGAATATCGCGCTCTTGGCCCAGCCGATAAACTACCAAAAGCAGAGTTTATAAAATGGCTGATTAAGGAAATTGATATTATATATACCTCGGCGCCTCCTATCCCGACTAAAATAATGGAGGAATATAAATCCAACAAAGACATGATAGAAGTTTTTAACTGTTTGAAAAAAGATTGTGAAAAGTTGGAGAAGGTATCTCAGCATACAAAATCTACCAATTCCAATTCCAATGAAAGTAGTTTCATTGGTAGTGCTGGGTCTTCAAATATAATAATAAATGACTTTGTTATAGAAATTGAACCCCCTTCTGATGGGGCTATCACATATGAAATGCAGAGATTTATGAATATCTAAGTCGCGCAATTTAAATGTATTTTTTTTCAAAGTAATAACAATGACTGGTGCTATATTACAATTAAAATTGAAGGGAACACAGGATAATTATCTAACAACAAATCCAGAAATTTCCTTTTTCAAAAAGGAATATAAAAGATATGTAAATTTCTCTATAGAAAGAACAAAGGTTCATTTCTATGAAAGAGTTGATTTTGGTAAAAAGATTAGTGTCACTTTGCCAAAACGAGCAGATATGCTAGGACCAATTTCTCTTTATTTAAGTCTTCCGCCGCTGGTAAGAACCTCAGGTGATTGGGCTGGCTGGACTAATAGCATAGGTCATGCAATTATTGATACCGTGGATCTTGAAATAGGTAATAGATTGATAAACAGACATTACGGTATATTTCTGGCTATATGGGAAGAATTGACAAGTGATTCTAAATATGAAAATATCGCTATAGGTAAGGTGTCCAATGAAGCCAGTCTAACGACAAATGCAAAATATGAAAATTTATATATCGTTCCCTTGCAATTCTGGTTTTGCAAAAGCATTGGCTTAGCGCTTCCTCTTTTGAATTTAGCATACCAGGATGTAAAAATAATATTCAAACTCAGACCTTTTTCAGAATGCGTTGTCTTTGACGGTGCTACACCTCCTCTTACTGTTTCTATGGGAGAATCTTATCTTTTAGTGGATTATATTTATCTTGACGATACCCAAAGAATGGTATATAAAAACGATACTCGACAAGTTATTTTGATTGATCAATTACAATACAAGGAAGTACAAGAGCAGGATACAAACAATGCAAGTGGAATTTTTAAAACAAATATCCCATTCAATCATCCAATGAAGGAAATTTTATGGTTTTTTACAGAGGAAGAGAGCATCGAAAACAATGACTGGTTTAATTTCAGTAAGAGAAATCAAATAGATAGAGTTTTCCCGCTTATGAAAAACGCAACACTTCTTATAGATGGACAGGAAAGGGAAGAGAACAAGGATGAAATCATTTATAGAATTTCCAATAGATTTCATAGAAACGCGACAGATAAGCATTTTTACTGCATGTCCTTTTGCGATGAACCTGAAAAATGGGAGCCTTCTGGTTCTTTGAATTTCAGTAAAATAGATGATGCAATCCTGTACGGTGATATGCAACCTGGAATTTCTGCTAATAAGATGTATATCTTTGGAATCAATTACAACTGGCTTGCCATCGAAAATGGACAGAGTGGTATCTTGTTTATCAGTTAAGATTTGGTGGATATAATTTTACTCAGGGAATTTTTGATTTGTGATCTGATTGGTGCCTTGATTATTTCATTTTTCTGAATTGGGAATATTTTTTTAGGAGCTTCTTTGGTTGAAATACTCGTCTTTTTTATTTGTGTTGGAACATAAAAAATAGGGTATTCTCGTATTTTAAAATTAATCTTTTCATTGAATTCTCTATATTCTTCTATGCTCAAAAACCCTCCAAATTTTTTTAAAGTTTCTCTTGGAGGCGCTGGATTGATATCAAATGGTTTTAACCTGCTTTCCCCTGTGAAAATTTTGTACATATGACTTAGTAAGAAGCGATTTTTCTTGTATTTTGAATCATTGTCCATGTAAGCAAGGCAGCAATTAAAACTACAAAAACATCCTTTCACGTTGAATTCCTCCTTTAAATGAGTGTAGGACATCGGCATAAACACAGGATCCGATGAAAAATCATGACAACACCAAAAACAGGATATATTTACTAAAAAATTAGATTTTTCAGTTGGTTTTATAATGGGAATATCGTATATTTCCGTGATAATTCTTTTGGATTCATTGATATATTCTGATTCAACGTACGAGGATTCCGTCACCGGGCTTATTGTGTTATATTGTACTTCTTCTATTTTTCCATAGTCTCCTTTTATATAGTAGCGAGATGCTTCTGGTATAATAGGGAAATTCATTTTTTTACATTTTTCCACGCTGATTGGTAAATGTATAATAATGGCTCCGTTTTCTATTTGGACGCTGTCAATTTGTTTATTTGAATAGTATTCGTTTTTTGGTTTTCTTCCTCTTTTTTTAAGTTCTATGCTCATGGTTCTACTTATGTTAAATCTTTAACTTAAAAATATAAATCCAATGTATTTAAAATGAAATTTACAATGATGATGGCGATGATTTTTACGGCAAACTCTGTACCGTTATACACGGGCTCTAATAATTGTTATAATCTTACTGTAGGGTCCTTTTCAATGGACCTAGAGGAACCATGTGAATATATTATCCACGAAGATGCCGATTTTAAAATTTCATCATTGAATGATTGTGATGGACTAGTAGGGGGACTATCCAGTAGAAATCAATCAATTCCTGACGTTGAAAGTACCACCACGGATGAGCCTCCATGCGAAGAGACCGAGGCCATTATCGACCCCTTTAGAGTTTCAACGACTACCTCGACGACACACTGCGATGAACCGACTACAGTTTCTGAAATTGAAACTACGACGGAAGATGACGATGTAGATAAAAAGGATGTATCCACGACAATCTGCGATGAACCTACAACGACCACTACGTCTTCAGAACCTCCATGTGAAGAGACCGGCGTTAGTATAGGACCCTTTACAGTTTCACCCACACCTACACCTACACCTACTACCATATCTTCAGAGCCTCCTTGTGAAGAGACTACTACGACTTCAGAGCCTCCCTGTGAAGAGACATCGACATCCACGCCTTACTGTGATGAACTAACCACTACACCCTCCACTACACCGACCACTACACCCTCCACTACACCCTCCACTACACCCTCCACTACACCCTCCACTACACCCTCCACTACACCGACCACTACACCCTCCACTACACCCTCCACTACACCCTCCACTACACCCTCCACTACACCCTCCACTACACCCTCCACTACACCCTCCACTACACCGACCACTACACCGACCACTACACCGACCACTACACCGACCACTACACCGACCACTACACCGACCACTACACCGACCACTACACCTTCAGAACTTCCATATTGTGATGAAATTTAAATAAACAATTAGAGAAATCAACTGACTATAGATGAGCAAAATTAAAATATTATTATATGCGATTATTAAATAATATTTTTTTTATCGTATGGATGTAAGATGACTACTCCTGTTTATGAAAAAAAAACAGATAAGATTTGGTATAAAGATATACCTATATTATTTACCCCAAGTAGATTGATTGATTTTTTTCCAACAAAATGCAATACTCTGGAGGAAAATTTGAACAGTATTGTTAGATTAAGCATATACGGGTCTATCATCATAACTCTATATAAAAGAGACCCGAGATACATGGCGTGGATAATTATATTTTTACTATTAACATATGTTATTGATGTTAATTACGACGTTAAAGTTGAGAATTATCACATGTTTGATGATTTGAAAACAAAACTAAAAAAACCTAAACCTACTATAAATAATCCATTCATGAACCCAGTTTATTCTGGCTCGGCTATCGCAGAAGGAACGCCCGTCGTCGCAGTAGAACAATATTATCAAGATACTGAAAAGGCTGAAAATACAAGGGAAGATATTAAAAATAAATTCAATTATAATCTTTACCAGGACATTGAGGATGTGTTTGAGAGGGGTAATGCTCAAAGACAATTTTACACCGTACCTTCCACTACCATCCCAAATGATCAAGAATTATTTTCAAATTTCCTATTCGGAGATATGAAATCGTGTAAAGAAAATAGTTCGGATTGCATACCCTTCAGGGACCTTAAAAGAGATCCTCCTGTTTTGGCAAATATAAACAAAAATCCAATTAATAATTAATTTTTTTAAAATGAATACTATATGAACAATCTTAAGAATTCAGTTACTTTATGGGATTTCAATGATGCTCAAATGAATGACCCCTCCGTGGTTAATAATAGCCGTTCATCGGTAAAGTCTCTACCAAGTAAATTACTTGCATCTAAAGGAAAATCTCTCGCATCCAAGAGAAAATACACTTCATTACCAATTTTACCAAAGAAGGTTTCTGTTAAAAAAAGTAAAGCAAGTAGTAAAGTCAGCAGTAAAGCAAGTAGTAAAGCAAGTAGTAAAGTCAGCAGTAAAGCAAGTGTTAAATCCGTTAAAAAAGCCCCTGTTGCTATCACTAGAAGGATTTCAGTATATACAGGGCCTTTGATGGTTAGAAAATTAAATACTGCTGAAAAAAAACAATTGCTTTCCTCTGGGTTTAGACGGTATGCGGCAAAACAATCCCCCATAGACGAGGTAGATTTCAATCTTATTTTAAGAAATCTTGGTTTCCCAGGATATAGTCAAAACAAGATGGAATATGATAAGATAATTGACTTTGTTAATATTGGAAAAAATCTACCTCTACGCGAAATGGCAGTAAGATCGATGAAGAAAGATAGTAAATCTATCAAATCAAAGGTGCTCGTTGGTGCATTCAAAATTCAAAATGCTATTCAAAGAATGAAATCAAAATCTAGTCTAAATTCTTGAACTGTAGACTGCGCATTAAAGTATTATTTTTTATTAATGCTTTAATATATGGAGTCTCAGATTTTTCTACTGAAGGCGAGTTCAATCACTCATTCTTTTTTCACGTTATCATCTATAATTTCAATTGTGTTTTCGTCAATCGGTAGACATAGTTCCATAGTGGATATGGCTGCTTTATTAACTTTTTTATCATTCTTCATATTTAGAAGATGCGTGCTCATTGATGTTCATAAATTTATCCAAAACGACCTCATTGAAGTTCCTTACCTGGCAAGAGATTCCTTTACCAGGGATTCCATTAAGCATCTTGTAAATAAAATTTTCAAGAATGAAATTAAAATTCACCCAGAAAAGAAAAAATTTATAGAAGAGACAAGGCTGGATATACTGAAGGATATAGAGCCTTTCGCGCTTGAAAATGAATCCGAAGTGATAAGGGATATGTACAATAGAAAAATTCAATATATTGCTGGAAATATTATATTGGGTTCAATTTTGATGTCAAAATACAAAATGACGTGGTTTCCGTTTGTATTGATGTTTTGGGTAATGAATACATTTCCATTTTAAGATTTTCATGAATTATATATATTTTATGAAAAACTATTTATTTTGCTTCAACTTCAGTCTCAGTCTCAGTTTCGGTTTCAGTTGATGTAGCTTCTACAACAGGAAGTACAACTGTAGTATTTTTTTTTGCTGCTCTTTTTCTCTTTGGCTTTACCGATGTATTTTTCAATTCCAAATCATCTGGTTCAACTGGAGTGATTTCAACTGGAGTGATTTCAACTGGAGTGATTTCAACTGGAGTGATTTCAACTGGAGTGATTTCAACTGGAGTGATTTCAACTGGAGTGATTTCATCTTGGATTTCTTGAATTTTATCTGTTTCCTCTTCTTCATCAACTTCATCAATGGTTTCCAGGATATCGTCGTAATTGTCTTCTTCGTCCTCCTCTTCTTCGTCCTCCTCTTCTTCGTCGTCTTCGTTGTCAGCATCATAATCCTCATCCTCTTCGTCATCGTCTTCATCGGAAGATAATTCATTTTTAATCTCATCAACCTGGGACTTCAATTTAAGGATATCAATATAAATTAGATAAACAAAGTATCCCATTGAAATAACCAATACAAGACCGACGATTGAAATCATTTTACTATCAAATTCCATTTATATAAGAAAATATATTTTTTATAAATCTTAAACGCATTTTGCCTTGCGGACATCAAGCCCAATCTCCATTCATGTTATACTGTATGTATTTTTTTATTTTTAACTCGCTTGTAATTTTCTGTAATGTTTATTTATCAGCAGTTGCGTTATATACTTAAAAATATAAAATCTTGTAATAATATTACTGATGGCTGACTTTGAAATAAAAAGATCTTCGGAAACGAAACAGGTTCCGTTGTCGTCGTTGGATGACAATTATTCAAATGACGTGATTACTGCTTCTCGAGGAAATCCAAGACCAGATCCTTTTTTCTCTGCAGCAGAAAAACCAAATTTAGGTATGGAATTTTTGGTAGATGAATCCGACGAGGAGGAAAGGGATGACAACAGCCAGGTTTCTGGGTCAGATGATCAGTTCTTAAACCAGCCAGAGGAGAATGAACCAATTACGATGACACATGAAGAAATGCAGCAGGAAAAGGCACAGTGTCTTTCACAATTAAAAAGATTTGAAGGAAGAGGTATAGTGGTCTCTCGTCGTTTCGGAATGGAACATTCTTTGAATGATATTAAAGGAGAGGTATACCGAATTAAAAAGGAAAATCAAGTGGATGCAGGTATCAATTACTGCAGACAGGGTCTAATGTTTTGTGTGAGCACTATTGAAATGGCGAATGAAAATTTCAATGTAGGTGGAAAATTAGATGGATGGTCCAATATAGTCTTGAATAGTATTGATGATTATGATGATGTCTTTGAGGAACTATATGAAAAATACTACAGTAATATGGGATCAAGTCCTGAAATCAAATTGATGAGTATGCTGGCTGGAAGTGCCTTTATGTTTCATCTACAGAAAAGTATGACCATCCCAAGCGGGAAACAAAGAGAAATGTCGGGACCTTCCGATGAGATGCTCAGGTCTCTCAATGATGATGATGACAACGATGATGATACAAATTCTACCTCAGGGTCTGTAGCAAGTTCTGTAAAAGTAAAGAACATCAACATTCAACCAGAAAAGAAAGGACGGGGGCGTCCAAAAAAATTAAATAAATAATATATTCTATTTCAATTGTAAATGGATATGTTAAAAAAAGATACTATACCAGGCGATATAGCAACTTTAGTGGCTGCCGTCAGTCTTATAGGAGGGTTTATGGTGATCAATGAAATTTTAGACGAATACCCGCATTTTTTCTGCCAAAATAAAGTAAAAAAAGTGATACTATGGTGTATCGTGTACCTACAAGTAAAATCTATTTCAAAGGCTTCCTTTATTTCCATTATTATAGTACTGCTGTTCCCAAGGATTTTTTTTGGGAAAATTACAGGTCGGAAAATTGTTTCTAAATAAAATTATTAATTCAAATTTTTTTTATAAACATAAACATATACAAAATGAAGAGAACCTTTCAGATCGTACACGTGCAAAATAGACTTGGTAAAAAAGTAAAAATGAACGAGGGTAGATACGTCAGCGAGTTCCCTGCCAGCGCTGCTAAAAAAGTATATTCACAGGTTCTAGTACATACCGAATGTACTATAAAAAACAAAACACCTGTCTTTACTATCGTGATTAAAGAAACCACCGCTGGTTCGTCTGGAAAAGTATATGTATATAAAGTACATAGAAAGACAATCGATCCAGTTTTAGTTCTTGGATCAACGGAAAGACCTCCTATTATTTATAAATACAAGGTGATGACAAAGGCAGTAGACCCTTCGAAAATCAAGGGACTTTCTGGAAAAATCAGCAGAGCGTTGTAAAGTAGGCTTTTAAATGGTTCGTGCGAGACACATAATCGCTATTTACAAATATATCCACCCCAAACTCTTCGTGTAGAATATCAACAAATGATTTTATTTTATTGATCCTAAAAAACGAAGTACCGAGGGACTTTGGTCCGTTTAAAATGTAAATTAGAGGTAAATCCTTGAACTTTTCAGTAAAATCACACGAATACAAGAGAACACTTGTTTTTTTTTCAGATACAGCCTGTAAAAGTTTGAATCTAAAATCAATCAGATTTTCCTGGAAAAAAGAATAAAATATTTTTTGATGTTCCTGTAGATTTTCTCTCTTTAATCTTTCGTTGTCTATTGTTTTTTGATAGGAGGTTATCATTGAATTTCTCGTATTAAAGTCCATTAATTTTTTAAAGCATTCTTTATCTGTATCTATAATACCTGTATTGGAATCTGTACAGAAACAGACTGTTGTAGTTTCCTGGATGAGTTGTCTGCATATTGCACATCTATTACTTGCGTATTTAATGAAGCAATAGTTATGATAGTAATGACCACATCTCATCATCCTGACGAGATCGTAAATTTTAAAATTCTCCAAGCAAATAACGCAGTATATCATTTATATCATTGAAAAGTTAGTTTTAAATGATATAAATGTATTAAAATAACTTTTGTTTTTTCCTAAGGTAAAGCAATGGGTATCATTGAAGAATTGAAAAAAGAAAGAAAACCAGATTCAAGATCCGAGACGAAGTTATTGGCTTCCTTGTATGAAAGTTGTTTGAAAATGATTAGATTTAAAAACAAATATGGAGTCACTTCTATAATTTACGAAGTTCCTTCGTTGGTGATAGGGTTTCCCTTGTATGATGTCGGTGATGTTTCTTATAAATTGAATGGAATATTAAAAGATGAAGGGTTCAAGACTACTTTTCAATACCCAAATAAAATTGTAATCAAGTGGCTTTAAACTGTTAGTTGTTTAATAATCATAATTACCTATTATTAAACAATTTAAAGATTAAAAACCATACTAACTATGAATGGAAGATGGATTAGTTCTAAGAAGGCTTGTGAGTTTTATGGAGT